AGTAGGAGATGTAGATGGTGATGTTAAGGTATTAACTGCACTGGTTAAGTGAGTTGCTCTATCTTGTTGGTAAGTATATCCAGCAAGGTTAATCTGAACCTCATTGATTAAATCTGTTAATGTAGTTGTCAAGATGCTATAGTCCTTAATGCATCGACTGCAGATTTACCTGTAGTTCCTGCTAGTTCGTTACAGATACCGTTTAAATCTTTATAAGCAGAAGGTGCTCTACCAGCACTTGCCTTTTTATTTAAGGCTGCAATTATTCCAAGCCCAGATGTTCCAGCCCAAGTATTAGCAGCACCTTGCTCATCTTTAAATGCTGTTCTTAATGGGTAGTTACCACCATTGGCTAGGCGATTTAATTCAGCACATAAAGTGCTACCTGCGGTACCTGTTGGCATTGTTTATCCTATCTAGGTGTAATGATTTTCTTATCAGGGGTGATAAGTTTTGACTTAGGCTCTTCCTTAGGTTTACCAAAGAATGCTTTGTAATAATGTTCATCAAATGAAAAACGTTTCATATGTGGAGCAGTGGCTCCTGTGTGGCAATAGAGTGGAACTTCTGCCTTATCGCATAGTGCAAAGAAAAATATATCTTCGCCTATAAACTTAGTTCCTCTACCCATCTCCATAAACACCTGTCCATCTGGTGCTACGGTTCTTACCTTCTCAACTACGCTACGGTGCATTAAGATAAATCCAAACCCTGCAGCATCTACCTTAATCAGTTTATTCTCAGGTAGTGGATGCACTCTGGATAATCCAAAGCCACCATCTCCATCGTTAACAAAACTAAATACTGTAGGCATTGGAATCATTAAAGGTTCCTCAGGATTATCTGTAGTAAAATATACTCCAGTAACTAGAGGACGTTCTTTAACATCCTTGT